TTCAAGACTGACCTCTTGGTCTACTCCATCCACCTTAACGGCGTACATTTCACCAGAAGGTTCCTCTAAAACCTCAACTGAAGACTCTGGATTGTCCACTTCAGTGGATTCCGCTGCATCCTCACTCATATTCATTTCTCCTTTGGAGTCCTAAGGGTTGCTCCTATTAATAACTAGCGGTTTGTCCCGCTTTTATGATAAATCAGGTAACCCCATGTCCATTTGTCCACGGAGTTGATTCACCAACTGGGGCGGTATTTGCCCCATACCTGCTTGCATTCCACCACCCATGCCACCCATCTGAGGAGCAGATCCGGGTACAGCGCCTTCGGCTTCTGGAACTCCGGGTGTCTGCTGCATCAAATATCTGTCAGGGTCTTTAATGTCGAACGCATTTTGCAGCACATAACGTGCTATAGCCGCCGGATCAATAATCGTACCGATCATCGGAGCCATCGCATTCATCAAAGCAACCGCCTGTTGCTTACGCACAGTGTCATTTATTGGCTGTGTAGACCCAGCCTCAACACTAAAATCATACTCGCCTACAATGTCATCCCTAGTGTAAGGAACAAACAAATCTGCACCAGCCCGTGCGCTCACACGCACAATCTGCTCACCAGTCATAAACTGTTGCATAACCTGAATAACACGACGAGCGCATTCGCTGATACCAAGTTCAACAATCGCCAACTTCTCAGAAACCCTCGCATTACCAGCATCAGCAATAATAGACGCTTCAGTAGCAGTACGCCTAATCTCAGGCATCTGACCACGAGCATACTCAGAAACACCAGAAACAGTATTAATGTCCTGCTCAATAATCGCAGACATATTATAAACCTCAGGAGACAAAGGTGTTTGAGGCATCGGAATAACAACCTCACTTAAAGGCTTGTTTTCATCCACAACAGGAACAAGACGACCATCCTCATCCGACTCTAACGCTTCACGCCCTTCAGGACCAAAAGAACGCTCGTGATACAAATACTTTCTCGCATAACGTTTACGAGCATTAACAAGTTGTGTACGAGTCATATCTAACTCTAATTGCAAAGACTCAATTGATTCCAAATCACCCATTGGATAAAAATAGTCAGGAACATCATAATTCCGCAACATCACAAAAGGCTGACCATAAGCGTAAGGCATCGGCATCGGATCAACTAAAAACTCGTCGCTTTCTAAAGTAAACACAGCCATAGTGTTCTCTTCAATATCATAAAATTCGTAGATCGCTACTCGATCCACTTCAGTCAAATACTCTTCCTGAACAGTCCTGTCAGTATAAGAAAGAGTAGGAGAAACTCTAGAATCAGGAGTCAACCTTTTACGAACACTAGCCTTATAACGTTTATCTTTTTTAGCCTCTTCAACAGGGCGAATAACTTTTTGACAAATCCACTGCGCATCATCTAAGCATGTAGCCTCAGGGTCAATATACATATCGAAAGGAGAAACCCTTTCAATAAATGGTTGATCTTCTACAATCTCCATTGAACTATCAGGAATACCAGCAGCAATCTGTTCATCGTCAGGCAACTCTGTTGCCAACGCAGGATTTTCTGTCGCTAAAATATTTGCTTCAGCAACAGCCTCATCGAACATGACACCACGTTCTTCGTCAGTAAGCATTCTTTCCTGCTCAACAAACTTCCAACCAACCTTTAACCATCCGTGACCAAAAATTAGAAAATCTCTAACAGACCTTTGGAAAGGTTTACGGAAATCGTGATGTCTCCACGCATAGTTAGTTATCGCTTCAACAAACGCTGCCCTGTCCTGATCTTCAGGTTCATTAGGGGAAACAACTATTTTAGGGTAGTTAACAGAAACACTAGGTGCAATAACGTTAACAGTGCTAAAGGCAAGATTAACTGCAACTAAATCATTGTTATTGATCGTAGTGTTAGGCCAATGTTTACCACGGTACAAATCAACCATGCGTATCCACAGGTTGTCATAACCCATGTCTTCCCGCCAACGAGCAGAATCTCTCAGTTTTTGGGAAAGAATATTAAATTGTTCCGCACGGGATTTGCGCGCCATCAGACCTTCTCTATGTTTCTACCTTGTGCTTTTGCTTCAGCGATAAGTTTATTTTCACGCTCACGTAAAGTTAAATGCTGTTCTTCAACAGGTAAACGAGAACGTGCAACCGCTCCCGTAATAACCCGTAAACCCAATAACTTTTGTCTCCACTCCCATAACTCTTCAAGTTCCTTATCTGTTTTCGGTCCTTTATGAACCTCAACATATTCAGCAAACTCTTGAAAGGAAGCGGTTTGGGGTAAAACCGCCACTGAACTATGGGCGTTTTGTATGCGGAGTGTAAGTGTGACCAGCCAAATCTGGTTGCGGTTGCGAAGGCTCTACATTGCCAGTAGGTCCATGCTGATTGAATGGTGTTTCACGAACAGAATTCTCGCCGTATCCACCTGTCTGATTAGCATACTTAGGGCTATCAAAACGTTGGGTAGGAGCATTAGGTATCGCAGCATCCCATAAAGGATTAGCAACTGCGGAACTACCACGTTCCATTCTGTTGTTCTGACCGCTTGGGCCATCAACTGTTTGTGATGCACTCGTGTGTGCAACATTTCTTGCCATTTGAACCTCCTAGGTTCTCATAAGTCTCTATAAAATACGCCTAACGTGTCCCACGTACCGTATTTTGACCAATTCTCATCGGTCCTTCTTCTTTTTCAGACGGAATTAACCGCCTAAACCAATCTACAGTCCAATAATCGTCCTGTTTCGTAGTGAATTCTGGCATAAACGCATACTGACGCATCTCATTAGCCAACGCAAGAGCCATAACACGGTCATCATGCGGGCTACCAGACATGCTACCACGGTCATTACGCACATAAGTTCTTAATTCTGCGATAGTAAACCTATCATGCAAAACAAGTTCCTCATTGCGTAAAGCCATACCCAAATCATCAATCAATAACGGTTTAGTAGTTCTAGTGGTTTTCCAACCAAACTCTTGAGAAATCTTAGAAGTTACTTGATTCAAACTTCTTTTACGAAAAAGATTAGGAGCGCCCAAATGACGCAACTGTGTGATCGTAGTCAAACCATGATTGTTAGACTCGACACAAGTTAAAGCGTCGTTATACCATAAAGACAACAAATAAATATCGTTAGCGAAATCGTCAGGTGGAATATGTCCATGCCACACAGCAACCTGTTCACCAGTACGCACCTCCAAAACTTGAGCACAAGAATAGTCGCCATGAACTAAACCCTCCGCAGTGTCAACACCTATACAATAAGGAACATGTCCTTGAGGCTCACGCCAAACTGTAAGCATCTTTTTTAAACCTCGGAACTCTCTTGTACGGCTCGTCTAAATAACCCATCTGCCCCTCCTCAATATGATTGCTCATTTCTTCCAAAGCATGCAAATCAAACACAGGGTTACCAGACTTAATAAACGCTTCTTCAGGAGTAGATGGATACTCTTGAGCCAACTGCCACGGCAACATAGATTCCTGCTTCGACTCGTACCATGACTGATCTCGGTCTTCTGTAGCAGACCAAGGAAAAAACATTGGTTTAAACTTGTTAGTACCAGTCTCAGAACCAACCCACAATTCGTGAAAAAAGTTACCAGAACCATTAGCAGTAGACAAACCTATAATGCTGCCACCAACATCGGCGACAGGTTCTATAGAAGCCCACGCTTCCTCAGGATTTGGAAGGAACGCCCATTCGTCAACCACAACCAGCGTAGCCGACTCACCTCTAGCAGGATCGGATGCTGAAGGCATCGATGTAACCAAACTACCATTGTCAAAGCCCATTTTTTGCTGATGTTCAACAAGAGATACAGGCCCCCTTTCTAACATCCATTCCGGTAAATGTTGAAAACCATACTTGGATTTTCTCAACAACAAAACCGATTCACGCTCCGTGCGTGACAAATCAATAATATTCTGATCTGGATGAAAGAACGCTAACCAAAACTGGTGGGCGGCTACAAGAGTAGTCCAGCCTATTTGTCGTGCTTTAAGAGTCAGACTGTACCTTTGGTTAGTCCAATTGTCTAACGCCTGTGACTGTGCGTCACGCAACTTGAATAATATGCGTCCATGCGCAGGGTGCGCTATATGCCAATAGTTTTCTAAAAAATGTTTCTCATCGGTTATGCACCGTCGCCATTCGGCTTCTTTTTGTAATTCTGTTAAAGTTGGCATTATCCGGGGTGGTTTCTCAAAAAATTATCGTATGCTTCTTCAGAATCCAATATTACTGTAGTATACGAATAACTTTTACCATCATCACCTTTTCCTAGTGTAACAGTAATAGCACCTACTAACGTGCCAATCGCCACCAACAAACCTGTTATGGCTGTTATTAATTTAAGTGTCTTGTTCAATCTACCTCCACAAAAATGCACTCTCCGGGGCATTCTTCAGCAGCCTCAATAACGGCTTCTACTAAGTCGTCAGGTACTTGAACAGAATCAGTCATCTTATGTGTAGGTTCTTTAGGCGTTTCGGAACCTGCTTCTTTAACATAAAAAAGCCCATCCTGATGTCCATAAAAAATGGAAGGACATATTTCTTCACATAAACCATCCCCTGTACAAAGATCTTGATCAATCCACGTTTTCATTATTTACCGGAACAACGATTGTACGATCCGGGACAACGCCCCCACCAGATACACTGTAGAAGCGCCAACTATTCCCATCAACGTTAATATTATCCAGTCCTTCACGGTAGGCGGTTTCATTCGCATGATTCACAAGTCTCAGGGTTTTCCAATCCGCATACGAGTTCTTCTTCGTCAGACCAGATATCGTATTCTTCAGATGAAAAGGCCCCATCATATACAAATTCAGGGCGTTCCCCAAAAGTCGTTTCATCTTCATAGTCAACACCTTTCATATTTAGAATGGATCTTCTTTTAGTTTGTACCAGTCATCAAGATTTATCTGCGGCATATAACCTAATTCAGGTTCAAATAAAGCCCTTATATCATTCTCCATCAGATCTCCAATATCAAAGTCATCTATCTGATAAGTCTCTGGTGGTACATACATTAGATCGTCTGCTGAACCAACAAATCCACCGGGCCACTCAATTTCCTCAGTCCATCCATAAGGGTATTGACGATCCCTTCCATAATTTTTAAAGAACTCTTCCATATGTTCTTCTCTAGTCCATTCACCTTCTTTAATGCCAAAATTCTCTAAATCTTCAGGATTCATTCTTTTTATATGTGTGTCAACATTCCAAGCCTCGCTTCGCATAAGCAGTTCTTCGTATTTGTCTGATGCTAACTCTAAAATCGCTTTCTCTGTGTTTTCATTAATAGGTCCCCTCCAACCTATTTTTTTAGCCAACTTTTTGATTAATGAATCATAGCCCGGATGAGCCTTTGCCCCAAACCCAGATTTCGCAGAAGCATATCCCCTCATTTGTCCCCTCATCTCATCTAACTTACTAAAATCTTCCCGCAATCCAAACATGCGATCATATTCTTCGTCCGTTAATGGTTTAGGTTTTTTTGGAACTTTCCGCACAGGACCCGCCCCTTCTCTTCTTTTAGCATTTGGTAAGATTTCATGTTCATCCATAATCTTTTGATAATCCCATCCCGCATCAATCAAATCATCGTATTGTTTTTGAGACATTCCTCTTCTTTTACGTTCATGGTCAGGAGATTGCGGAAGTTCACCTTGCTTCTCTAATGCTTCTTCTCGTGTATTTTTTGCAATAAGTTCTTCTCTAGTTAGCGGCTGTTTCTTCCAATCCCTCTTAGACTTAGATTTAGGTTTAGGTTCTCTGCCCGTTTTAAACAATTTCAACTGATCAGCCTGTTTAATAGCATCTACTGGTTTATCACCACCAATACCCAAAATCTTAGCAATATGCTTCAATCCCGGTTTACCAAATTTCATTACAGGAAACAAACCCGCCTTCATCAAAGCATTCATAGGAAGAATATCACCCTCATGTTCACCTGTAGCACCCACATCTCGGCCTCTTAAAGGTTCCAACATTCTTACAACCTGCTCAGAACTTAAACTACCCGGAATTCGAGGCACATGTTCATCAACCTTCCGAGCGCCACTCACAACCTTATCCATGACAGCATCCAAGTAGCCTCCAATAGGACCCATATAAGGTTCAGACTCAGGTTCCATAGGACGACGACTAAAACGAGGATCCCCATAATCCCGAGACAACACCTCAGGATTCAAATCCTCCAACGGTACCCCCGCCTCAACCAACTTACGCAACGCCGCATCCAAACGACTACTCACTGTCAGGAACCACCCTCAAATGCAAAATCTGCGCCTCCAACTCATCAGCCAACTCAGCATCAGACAAAGCAGCAACATCCCGCTCATCCTCCACAACCATACGACGCTTCGGAGTGAACTTCTCAATATACTGCAAATACAAAGACGCAGCCTGAACACTCCCACCAACAGCCTGCCTATGCAAAGAATCAATCACAGACTGAGTACGCTCAGGATGAATATTCAACTCCGCAGCACGACGATCCCACTCCTTAGCAAACCTAGGATCACGCTTAATCCGCCGAATCGAATTCTCATTAATATCATTCTCGGCGGCCCACTCATACTGATGCGAAGGAACCCTATCGGGTCCCTGTAAAAGCCAATCTAAAAGATTCTTCCACTTTTTAGGCATGATCTTCTCGCCTGTCTCAGGGTCAGTCTTCCAGCCTTTCCCGCCACCATTCTGTGCCATAGTAACCTCCAATATAAAACGCTACTGTGTCCCAAAAACCTGTTCACCGAACTTCAGGTTGTAGCAAAAATATTGCCCAAAGTGGGACACTCTTGCCATATGATATGAATATGGTGATATCCCCCGTCAAGAGGGATATCACAGGAGGCTACAAGAACGACAGACAAGCCCAAGGGACAAAACCGTCCAAAAACGTTGCAAACTCAACCCAAAACCACGC